ACCAGCAGCCGGCGGCTGATCCAGCCGCGACACAGGGTATAGGCCACCATGCGGCTCACCTGTTTGCCATGTGACACGAGGAAGGCCATTTCCTCCTCCTTCGTAAACTTGTTCATCTGTTCCGCCGTCACCCCTAACGAGAGGTACACCCGGGCCAAGCGAATAAGCCCGCCCAGCCGGGGGCGGCGCATGACGACCCGCAGGCGCAGGGGTTTGCGGAACGGGAGGCGGATATCCTTCAAGGGGACGGACACGCCCCGGTCCAATAGGGCGGCCGCCCCCTCGCGCTGTATGAGGCGTGCGACTTTCTCGTCCATACGTTAATCCGATGGGGTGTCGTTGATTTCGTAAGGAGCGGCTTCCGCTTCCTCCGGCTTGTTCACTTTCAGCTGGCACTCTATCTTGGAAACCTCGGTCAGCGTCAGCTTGCCGCCCAAGTTGGCCATGATGGTACCGTTGGGGATCTTCATGGTCTGACCTGAGACGAACTTGATTTCCCACGGGCCGCGAAGCTCCACCAAGTCGGTGGGGGCTTTCCAGCCGGTATAATTCCCTACCGAGCCTACCAGCGTGCCGCCCAGCACGGCCTGTATGTTCTCGTAATCCAGCTGAATGAGGTTGAACGTCGGCGCAATGGTCGCGTTCTTATTGGCCAGCGTCAGCACCGGGGCATCGGGGACCTGCTCGGCCTCGATGTCCGTACTCTCGGCCTTTGTGCCGCCCCAGTCCCAGCTGCCTTTTTCGATGTAGCCGATCTCTTTACTGTTGAATTTTACCACGGCTATGCCGTATATGAATTTCTTAGTTGCCATTCTTCAATTTGTTTTTGATGATTATCATTCCTAATATCGTTATCGCTATCCCGGCGACGAGCCCTGTGAAAAAGGTTTTAACGGGGTTCGAACGCTGTTTTAATTCCGCTTCGTACAGGTCGGCCATGCCTTCATAGCGCTCGCGCCATACCGAGGAGGATTTCTCGTAATACTCACACTGTCGCTGCAGGCTGTCGCAAGAGGCATAGACCACGATGGTTCCGGGTTCCTTCCCCTTGCCGATGTCGAGACGGGCCTGTCCGCTCTTGGCATGAAACGATGAACCCTCCGGCAGTTTAAGGAGGCTGTCCGTCGGTATCTCCAGCCTCACCTCCGACATCGGTACCGTTTCCGTCCGTATCCGGCGAACTTCTCGCGCGAGGCTGTCCCGTTGCTCCGTCTCCACCGTCCGCAGCTTTTCCCGCACTGCCTCTCGTGAGGTCGCGCAGCTTGAAAATAACAGGGCAGTCAGCACGAAACTTGCAACTGTTAGCCGTCTCGATGGCTTTACGGAAGCGGGCCATCTCCCGCTTGGTCGAGCCAAGCTCCTTTTTCGCTTCCCGCAAATCTTCTCTGGTCTCACTCAGTTCCTTTTTTAAGGGTTCGACAATGTTCTCTATCAATATCCGGGTGGCCTGTTCAGTGTTGCCTATCCGGACTGTTTCGGCTTCCGCCTTCGCTTTCTCCGCTTCGGCATTCGCCTTGCGGACGGTCGCTTTCAGAGTCAGAAGTCCGACAACCGCCGCCAACAGGCCGCCGCCCAGTATCCAGTTAAGCATTTCACTGAACTCCATAGGACTGCCTGTTTATGACTTGCTTCCCGACTTTTTAGCGATAAGGCCGATAAGCCATTGAACCAGTCCCGTATCCGCAATCCCGTTCGCCACGAAGGAGGCTCCTAAACCGTAAAGCAGGGCGATATACCATTGGACGTCCGACACGAATCCGGCATCAAGCCACCATAGCAACATGGCGGCCGCCATACCGACACACCAACTGACAAGCAGGGTAAGCAGTCCGTTCATTTTGGGAAACAGGGCTTTGATACCTTCCGTCAGCAATACCACACAACCGGCAAATCCGGCAAAAGTGGCGATCATGCTGTCATAATCTGTACCGGTGGATACATCGCCCGTTTGGGCAAATGCGGCTGATACAAACACGAGTATCAGCATGAAAAAACAAATCAACTTTTTCATTTCATTCTTTTTTTATGGGTTTATTCCTATTGATTTCAACCAAGCCCGCACGTCGAACGAGGGGCAGGCTTTCGCCGCCAGCTGGTTGTGGCCGACAATCTCCACGTCGGGGAGGCGCCGGTGGAAATCCTTCACGTAGGTTTCCATCGCTTTCCGCTGTGCGAGGGTGCGGGTGTCCACGGGAGTCTTGCCGTCGGCGGCGACACCGCCCACGTACACAACGTGCCGGGCTGTCGTGTTGTACCCTTTTGCCCCATTGGTAA